TATAAATTCTATATGAAATATGATAATATTATGTAAGGAGTATATATGCCACTTACAGATAAAGGTAAAAAGATTAAAAAATCTATGATCAAACAATACGGTAAAAAAGAAGGTGAAGCCGTGTTTTATGCTACTAAAAATAAAGGAAAAATAAAAGGTGTGGTAAAAAAAGCAGCCATGGGTAGAGCTATGTTTAGACAATCTACATCAAAAGCTCCAGGTGATGCACAATTAAAAAAAGAACCTTATAATGGAAGTTACATAAAATCAGAAATTGATGGTACTAAATTATCTAACAAAAGTTATGAAAAATATTATGGTTCAATGTTAAAAGGATTTAAAATATAATGGCTACTTCAGGAACAACAGCGTTTAATTTAAATATAGATGACATCATATCTGAGGGTTATGAAAGATGTTCTCTATCTACAAATTCAGGTTTTGATTTAAAATCTGCTAGAAGAAGTTTAAATTTATTATTTGCAGAGTGGGGAAACAGAGGTATTCATTTATGGAAAGTAGACCTTCATGAAAACGCTTTAGTTTCGGGAACGGCTGAATATTCCGTAACCGCTAATGTTAATGATGTTTTAGAAGCTTTCATATCTTCAACAGCAGCTGCATCAAATGGTGCAAATACTCAAGATGTATCATTAACTAAAATTGACAGATCAGCTTATGCAGCTTTACCAAATAAATTAGCTTTAGGACAACCATCACAATATTATGTTGAAAGAGAAACAACACCAAAAATTTATCTTTATCAAGCACCAGATTTAAATACTTATACTACACTTAAATATTACGTTATAAAAAGAATTGAAGATGCGGGAGTTTACACAAATGATGCTGATGTTGCTTACAGATTTTTACCATGTATGTGTGCAGGACTAGCATATTACTTAGCTATGAAAAAAGCACCTCAACTTGTACAACAAAATAAATTAATATATGAAGATGAACTTAAAAGAGCATTAGATGAAGATGGTCAAAGAACTTCAACATATATTACACCACAAACTTTTTACCCTAGTGGAGTATAATAATGGCTAAATACGCAACAGGAAAAAGATCACAATCTATATCAGACCGATCAGGTATGGCTTTTCCATATATTGAAATGGTTAAAGAATGGAATGGATCTCTTGTTCACATATCTGAGTTTGAACCTAAACATCCACAAATAAGAAGAAGACATAACACAGCTGATGGTATCGCTTTACAAAATTCAAGAAACATGAAGTTTCAACAACCAATACAACCTTTTGTAAATACTAGCACAAGTGATGTTACAATTACCAATTCTGGGGGAGCTTCAGTAGGAGTTGCAAACTTAGCATTACCTGGAGACTTTGCATTTAAAACACAAGACTTCCAAATTACAAGAGTCATTGATGGCGTTTCAGTAACTTCAATATTACATAGTATGATTCCAGAAGACCCTGCTTTACAAAACAGAAGAAGACAATTAGATGCCTCTTTAGGATCAATAACAGTGAGTATTACATAATGTCAATTACACATGCAAATTTTTTAACACAAGTCAGAAACTATACGGAAGTAGATAGTAATGTTTTGACTGATACGATCATCCAAGATTTTATAAGATCTGTTGAAGTAGATATTGCAGGTAAAGTTGATTATGATGATTTAAGAAAATATGCTACATCAAGCTTTACAGCTGGTAATAGAGCAGTGTCTATGCCAGGTGATTTGATTATATTAAGATCAGTAGAGCGTATAGACTCTAGTGGTAATAGAGAGTTTTTAGAGAAAAAAGATACTAGTTTTATATCTGAATATAATGGGACAAACACTCAAGGTACACCTAAATATTTTGCTAATTATGATGATTTTAATATTATAGTAGCTCCAGTACCTGCAGCAGCAGATACTGTACAAATAAATTACATAAAAGATGCACCAAGTTTTACTTCGACAGATAATACTTTCATATCTACATACCAAGAATCTATGCTTTTACATGGCGTTTTAGCTGAGGCTTTTAGATTTTTAAAAGGGCCACAGGATATGTACAACCTGTATAAAACAAAGTATGATGAAGAAGTTCAGAATTTTGCTCTACAACAAATGGGCAGAAGAAGACGAAGTGAGTATGATGATGGGGTTCCAAGAATAAAAATCCAATCACCTACTCCAAATTAATTAAGGAGAATAATTATGGCAATAACAACTAACGCTATTTGTAATTCTTTTAAAAAAGAATTATTAGAAGCAAAACACAATTTTAGTAACCCGGGTGGAAATTCATTTAAATTAGCAATGTATGGAACACCTGCTACTCTAGGTAAATCGACAACATCATTTACAACTGGAGGTCAAGTTACTTCACCATCCGGTTATACATCAGGTGGTAAAGCACTAGTAAACGTAGGAACGTCTTTAGCTACAAACACAGCTATCACAGACTTC